TGATGGCGTGAAAGATCACGTAGTTAATATGGCAATGAAAAAGTACATTGGTCCTAGTATTCAAGTAGATCCTAGAGTGTGTAATATCTTCCAAGCGTTCATGAGAAAGAAGTTTCATGCAACGCGTGTAATTCGAGAGTTTGATGTTGAAGTAGCAATCCGTGGAATTGAAGGGAACGAGTATGTGCAAGCAATTAATCGTGCTTCTTCGCCAGGATATCCCTTTGTTATTAAAGGAAATCGCCCAGCGAAGAGCCCCGGAAAAACTGCGTTTTTAGGAAGTGAAGAGGATTTTATTTATGATCATCCCTTATTACTGTCAGAAATGGCAAAGTATGAGGAGGCTGTCGAAAAAGGCGAGCGTCCCTTATGTTATTTCATCTCTACAGCAAAAGATGAATTACGATCATTAGATCGTGTACAAAAAGGAAAAACTCGCTCATTCGCAGCTGCACCACTACACTTTGTAGTGTTGTTTCGTCAAAAATTCTTGGATCTTTCCGCAAACATCATGGAAAATCGAATTACAAACGGATCGTTAGTTGGTATCGATCCGTACTCAGCAGATTGGGATTTATTGTGTCGTCGAATGTTAAAATTTGCCCATCCCGCTAGTAAGCAATTTCTCGCTGGTGATTTCTCTAATTTTGATGGAACTTTGAATCGTAGTTTCCTTTGGGAAATTTATGACTTCTTAGAACTATCATATGGAAGAACCAACGATGAGCTTACGTATGCACTTTGGTGTGACATAACAAACTCTCTGCAAGTATTCGGAAATTGTGCCGTAGGTGTTTCACGTGGACAACCAAGTGGAAACCCTGGAACAACAATTATCAATTCTTTATACAACGCTTCACTGTTATATTGTGTAGTGTATGAAGTATTGGGAACTCTGGGACCACAAGGACACAAGATTCGTGAGAATTTACCAGAACATTTCGATGCCTATGTTTATGGCGACGATAATGTAATGGTTTTTTCAAAGGAAATTTGTGAAATTATGGATCCAGAGTTGATATCCAAAAAGATGTTAGAGCTTGGACACGTTTATACATCAGATGCGAAAGATGATTCAAAGTTACGGTATCGTACGTTTGATGATATTTCAATTTTAAAACGACACTTTGCTTATGACTATAAGTTAAAGCGTTGGTTTGCACCACTTGAACTTTCATCGATCTTAGAACCATTAAATTGGGATAAGGTCGATTCAAGACAAGTTATGCAGAAGAAATTGCAAATGTCAACAAATGTGCGTACAGCTGTACGTGAATTGTCTATGCATCCGCCAGCAATCTTTGATACTTATGTACCGAAGATTTTAGGCGTGTGTCAAGCTTTCAACATTGATTTGGATGTTAGTTGTTACTACAGTCAAGTAAATTTAAGACGTTTACTGAAAAACATTGAAGTACAATCTCCAGACCAACTAAACCTAGAAAATCCATCAAGTGTATCACATGATCAGACTCTAGGTTCTGGCGGCCCCTCGCGTGAAGCACGCGACAGCGCCGTCGAATTATGACTTCCACGTTTAGAACGTGGTAGGAGGAATTTTTATTCCGAGCGCCTAGATGAGCAGCCCTCGTCAAATAGACTCACCCAAACACTCTTATGGACTGATTCGCCCATAAGTTTTAGAATACGAATCGCTACAACCAAAAATCAAATGGCCCAAGTAAATACAATGCCGACTATTGCTACCGACCTTGAAAACGTGTTGGGATCTAATTCCCAAGAAGCGGAACATTTAGGCGATGTTCCGTTTGTCGATGGCACCGCGCCTATTACCACTGGAAATGAAATTGTGGCCTTCTCAACTGTAGAATCTCCAATTATTGAAACCGTCCCCGAGAGCAAGGCGATGGATGAAAATGTTGTGAGTAACATGTTAGAAGGTAGAGATCACTCTGTTATTGACATTTTGAGTCGTGAATATGCTTTTGCAGATTTTACGATTCCTATTGGAGGAACGGCTGGACAGATTCTACAATCGTGGAAACTTCTAGATGTTTTTCTATCACAACCAAATGTCCTTGACAAAGTGTCTGGGTTCGCATTCTTGAAAACCGATCTTCTCTTGAGATTGGAATTCACTACACTGCCCACTGTCTCGGGTGGTGTTATGCTTTCGTTCTATCCTGATCTTGAGCCGACACAACTAGGCAACAGAACAGGATCACGACTCCAATTATCACAAGTGCCAAACATCCAACAATCTTTAACGACAGCAGTGTCGATGAAGATGAAGGTACCGTGGATTTCTGCCTTTTATGGTAGAGATGTTGCGAATGGCTTTGGTGATATTGGAACAGTGATTTTGTCTCGTTTAGTTCCATCAGCAATTAATCAGGTCTCTGTGCGAGCCTATATTTCTGCGGATCGAGATTCTTTACATATTCAATATCCAACAACTGCAGAACCATCTATCGCACCCTCACTTCTAATGAGCGAAACACGGAAACGTGTTCTTCGTTTGTTGGAAATGGGTGTTGATCATGCAGAAATTGTAAAGCAAATCCTTCCACAGACTCAGTCTAATCGAACAAAACCGAGAGAAGCGCAAGCTATGAAAAAGAAAGGTGTGATTTCAGGAATTTTAGACACTGGTTCTAAAATTGCTACAGTTGCACAGGGAATCCCAGTAATTGGTGGTGTGGCTTCTGCCGCAGCGCCATTGCTGAAGATTGGTTCAGCTCTTGCAGGCCTCTTAGGTTTGTCAAAACCGCAAGATGATACCCCTCTCGTTGCGGTAAAGTGGAAGCCAGCTGCTTCGCACTTGACTAGTGAAGGTACTACTCTTTCTCATCAGTACACAATTCACGAGGGGGCGTCTGTTACAACGACAGATGCAAATTTTGGCAGCAACATTGACGAAATGGCGATTGAAGCTATTATGCGTTCACCAAACATTATTGCGGACTTTAATGTTTCAACTTCTATGCCTGCGCGTTATGTTCTATATCAAAAGCCTTTGAACTTAATGCATATCGAAAGAGTAGGTGCAGAAATTGATAATGCGTGTCTCCTAACACATCAAGCATGGATTGCCAGTCTATGCAATAATTGGAACGCAAAGCTCAATTTTGACTTTGATGCTTATTTGACTCATTTCCATCGTGTTAAATTAAGATTTATCGTGTTACCAAACGTTTTTGCAAACAATTTGGTTGGAGCAGTTTTACCCGCCACCTTTGACATTAACAAAGCCTCTTCGGCAGTTGTTGAATTCACAGGTGACAATGTAAATTGGTCTATTCAGATTGATACGAGATCTAATACTTCAATGAAGTTAAGTCCTGTCCCACGATCGGACTCAAACTTCAATAGTTTTATTACTCTCTTTGCTCAAATGAATAACGTGAGAACATCTTATGGAACACTATTGGTTATGGTCGAGGTTCCATTACAGGCATCTGCACAAGTTGCTAGTAATGTTAACTTCGTAGTCAATTTCTCTGCTGAGGACGTTGAACTTTCTGTTCCTGCAACAGGTTTAATGTTCTTGCCGAGAACTCAGTCAGCATCTCAGTCGACATTGGGAACTGCGTTTGCAAAATTTTCTCGTTCTGAAAGGATGATTCGAGGTGCGGATATGCTTACATCAAATTCCGTTCCAATTGATTCTAACAAGAACTTGGAAACATGTGCTGGAGATGCGCTTTTTAATTTGCGCAATCTTCTGAATGCTTTTACAGTCTTTAATCCCACTGTTGATGTTGATGTTGGACAACGTGCCAACATCCGACCTTCCTTTCGGCGATCACTCGCTGATTCCGCAGCTCAAAGTATTGATTTGTTCGATTATCTTACTAAAGGCTACGGATTTATGAAAGGAGGAATTAATCTACGTCTTGGATTAATTCCTCAGCAAGGTGCTCAGCCACTAGGAACTTGTGGATTCACTGCTTTGTCACCAACTTGGCAAAGTGCATCGTCCGGATATAGTTCTACCAGTGCGATTAATGTATCGTCAGGTATTACTGTGAAGCCAGGAACACGTGTTGTTCCTGTAGCATTCTCCGAATCTCCAATTGATTGTTCCATTCCATTTTATCAACCATGGCACATTATTCGAACCACTGTTAATAACAGTATGACAAATTTTGATAACTATGGTGCTTCTATGGATATGAACATCACTTTCGGTGCATACCAAAAGGTGACGCTGTCTACCTACCGCGCGGTAGGCGATGACTTCACAATGGGCTTCCTCATGTCGCTACCCTCTTTTAGGTTAGCCGATGGAGCCTATATTTCCTAACAATCTACGCGCACTACAGAGTGTGCCAGTCGTTTATTCTTATGTGTATTTTCAATAATCACGTACACTATTCAATGAATAAATGCATTTTAAATATGAGGTTGAAATCTCCGTACTATATATAACAACTTATGTCTAGCTTAAAT